GGAAGGTATCGCTCACCAGTGTCAGAAGATTTTTTACCACTTTTGGTTGTCCAATCTTGTTTGCCCCAGTTTTTCAGGGATTGCTGTGGGGCTTTAATCACGGTACCCGCCCCCAGCAGCTTTATATCGTTTTGCTAGTACCTGACTTTTACGGGCGCTCCACTCACCTGCACCCGTGCCAACAATTGCCGCAGCTTTTACGCTGTTAAAAATGCGTTTACGTAACTCAGGCTTGGTGTAATTACCGGCCTCATTTACTTTGGACTTTACTTTGCCGCCCTCTTTAGCTTTTGTCACAGGCGCCATACCAATCGGCTTTCCGGTTTCAGAAAACTTCATGTATTTTGCCTTGACCTTCCCACCCTCTTTATACTGGGTAAAGTCAGTGTCGTCCCGCCGGGCTTTCTTGACACCCTTGGGCATTTTAGAAGGGGAGATATCTCCCATACCGCGGCTGGCCATCATACTATCAACACATCTTTCCGCGGGTCTTGCCTTTAGTAGCAATCCCGTCAGCGCGAGAAGAAGCAGAACCGCCAGAAGCATAGCCTTTGACTTTACCGCCATGCTTCATGCTCATGTCGGAAACTTCTGTATTTTCATAGCGAACGTTAGTGCCGGGCTTGTTTGGTGCCGCCAACGCTTCTGGCTCACGCTCTGTGTCAAAAGACTTCTGGCCACTGCGGACATACTCGTCACGCGGCTTAGCATTCTTAGATGTCATGATCTCACCCTTGCGAGTGTCAGAATCACGCGGTACGGCTGCGCCCATCTTAAGCTTACCGCCTAAAGACTTTTGCTCTTCTGGAGCCATCTCAGTCGTGTACTTTTTACCGTTGAAAGTAAAAGTTTTATCGCCCGCAGCACGGGCTTCGCGGAACGCTTTTCCAAATCCACTAGTAGCCATAATTAACTCCTTAGCAGGCTTTGCCGCCCATTTTCATGGCGACCATCTTGCCTTTGGTTTTGCCTTTTTCAGCAACACCGTCACGGCTAGGGGCTGCGGTCTTGACCTTGCCCATTGCCATACCACCACCAGCCATTTTCTTAGCTCCAGCTTTTTTCTTAGCCATCATTGCCATGAAGCCGGGATTCATTTTGCTTGCCATAGTATCACCACCTTTTGAAAATTTGCGGCTTTTGTCCGCTTGGTTAAACTCTTTACCCACGGACTGTGGGACGCCTACTTTCTTAGCAAACGATGGGTTGTTAGCCACCGCAGCCATGAAATTGTGTTGCTTCTTACTCGTCGACGGCATCTTTTTTCCTGCGAATTAACTCAGCAAAGGGTTTACCCGCAATCATTTCAGTGATACGCATACCTGTCCACACAATCGTAAACAGTGCGGCAACCGAAGGAAGCAGTTGCATCATCGTACCAACAGCCGTAACAACGGCAACGCCATCCGCTATATGCTTTACGGTTTCAACGTTCTCTTGTTTCATATCAACATTTCCACCTTGCAAGCGCAGCCGCCTTACGGGTGGGCTTACCCTTTTCGTCTTTCATAGGGCCGGGCATACCTGACATGCGTGCGCAGAACGAATCCTTGCGCTTGCCGCCCTGCGGTTGCGGAGCTTTGAGGTTGCTGCCGGTCGCAGCGTTGTACTTAGCACGGCCTTTAGCAGTCAAACCCGCCCCCTTGGAAGCAGGTAGTTTTTCACCACGACCGATAGCAAGGGATGGGGTCTTTTTAGCCATAGAAAATCTGCGAGGAGTCAATGTTGGTCATCAGCGCGTAGATGCCATTAACGGCAAGCACGCCCTCGCCCGGAATAAACGGCGCATTACTGAAAGTATCAGTGCTGTCAATTTCGTATGTCATCAACCAACGACCGCCACCACTCACGTACGCAGCCGCAGTAGACGTGATCGTGCCACTGTTGATGTCAGTCAGAGTGAAGGTATCTGCGCCGGTTCTGGTGATGGTGTAGTTGCCATCTGTTGCTGATTGGCTTGTGTTGCTGTCAAAGTGAATGCCAACAACATCGCCTGTAACCAGACCGTGCGCCACTTTTGTCACCGTCACTGTTGTGCCGGAACGAGCGTATGTCACGCTGGCCGTTACTGGAGCGGTGGTTGTGTCAAACAACACCAAAGTGGCATCCGAGCCGCTGCCAAAGAACGAAATGCCCTTAACACGATTTCTGCCAAGAACAAAAAAACCACTTTGGTTTAGGTGTCCCTGTTTTACGTCATATTGCATTGCCATAATCAATCTCCTTTAAAACAGGGGCCGAAGCCCCTTGGGTTGATTAGGAATCTGCAAAAGGTGTAGCAACAGTGCCGGAACCAATAACATTCCCGCTCACCATGTACTTGTTAGCAGCAATCGCCACAATTTGAATCCACGTGCCAGCAACACCGCCGGTAGTTGTACCGTTCAAGTTAATGAAGTCATTGGAGGAACCGTTGGCAGAGAAAGCAACCACAGCGCCAGATGTGTCTGAATCAATAGACATCACAGCACCAACGTACAAATCACCAGAAGCAGAGGTAACACCAATCTTCAAAGAGCTTGTAGAGATGGTAGTAGGAACCCAGATTGTGTAAACAACGCCTTCGTTATTGGCTGTACTTGGGTCTTGACCGGGGCCAGATGTTGTGGAGTTAGCTGAAACATTAATTGCGGGCAATGTCAATGTCAGTGCAGCCGCTAAAGAACCGCCAACAGCAATGATACGACCGCCGTGAGCTTCGGGGGTTAATGTGGTGCTTGTTGTGATGTCAACAACAGTAGCTGGGCCTTGTTGATAAATGCCGCCCAATGAACGAATTGGGCCTTGAAACGTAGTGCGTGCCATGATTTTTCCTTACATACAAGTTAAGTGCATCAGTCTGTATGTCGTCAGCCGGGACTGTCTAATGCACCGGATAAGCCCGGAATGGGTTCAATATACACCAAATAAAAAGGGGGCACAAGGCCCCCTTCAAATATTTCCGAAGAAATATTAGGTTGAACCGGGCGAACCGAAGACGCCCAATGGATCAGACCAACCAAAACTGTAACGCTCACGTGCTTTGTAACGAACGTTACCTGTGTCAAAGTCACCGTCCATTGACGTAGACAAGGCCATACGTTCAAAGTGCTTCAAACCGTTAGGAACGTCTGTGCACAAGAACCAAGCGTTTGTGTCGGTCAAGTAGTGGTTAATTGAGTAACCTTCAGGGATTGAGCCGTTGTTCTTCAACGCGTTGATGTCGTTGTCAGCAGTACCAACACGGAGGTTAGTCTCGAGCAAACGAGTAGCAACGAACTGAAGTGCTGGGGGCACAATCAATTTTCTAGGCTTAGCGGCAATCAACAGACCACGCTCATCAGTCCAAGCAGCGATCTGAATCACAGCGTTTTCCAACGATGTTTCATTCAAGTCAGCATTGGTTGAAGGACGATTGCTGTTAGTGCCACCAGACACCAATGGGTGCGCTGTGCTGAACAAAGGCACGCCATCACCACCGTAATAAGCGGCAGAGTTGGTGAAACCGTTGTTCAAGACGGATGCAGCTTTAACCTGCTTGGTGTAAGCCATAGCACGAGCCAGACCCTTGGTGTAGCGAGCAGACAAGCTGTCGTACAAGTTATCTTCAACCGCTTCTTCAGTGATTGAGAAACCCAAGGCGATGGTTTCGTGGTTGTAGCGAGCCGTGAACGCTTCTTGCGCATTGTCATAAGCAATGGCAGAACCCTCGTTCTTGACAGGAGCAGCAGAGAAGCCAGACAGTTTTGTCTCTTCTTCGAAGCTACGCTCAGATTTCTCTGTTTCGTAGAGTTCTTTGTGCTCTTCGCCGTAGGTTGCGTACTGCAAGCCGAACAAAGCGTTCAGGCCGGGGAGCAGTTCTTTAAGTAGTTGTGCGCGTGAAATAGCCATGGTTTATGCTCCTTATACGCCAGTAGAATTGTTGTACTGGTGCATGGTTGCATTTATCTTGACAATAAACTCAACGAATGTATCAGCGCCTGTTGCTGTCTCACGAACCACATCAATGATGCGGATAGGCAGCGTATTGGTAGTAGCTTGAGTGCCTTCATCAATAGCCACTTGGGAGTTACCAGAAACGGTAGACCCGGCGTTTTGAATCAAAGCAATGTTGTTACCAATAGCAGAGATGCCCATTCCGGCCACGGTTGTGGTGCCAGAACAAGAGACTACTTGGAACAGCGTATCAGGATCATCGGCGACCACAGCGAAGATCTTCGATCCCGAAGCGATTGCTTGACTAGCTGGCTAGTACTGTTGTTGCTGGATTTGACCAGT